CGGATTCATCGACGTGTCCCCTCCGGCAGGATGGGCACCCAGTCACGAGAGTAGGTGTCGAAGCTATAGCCCTCGCGGTTGTAGCAGTATTTGAGCTGCGCCATGATACTCTGGATGCTGCGTCTGACGTTCTGGGTGACATGCCCCACAGCTTCACGATTCTCAAACCAGTCCGCAACCAGGATGAGCACACACAACCGCGCAAGCTCGTTCGCACTGTTATAGGTAATCCCAGTTGCGTTATACAAATAGGTTTCGGCTGCAGCGATCAGTGTTTCCACCAGGGCATCCTCATCAGGAGCATCTAGTCTTAGATACTCTTTTGCCTCATCCAGCGTCACGATCGCCATATACTCACCGCCTAATAGGCAGCGCCTAGAGAGATTCGCCGCCAGTTTGTGTCTGTTATGCTGTTGTCTGCAGATGCAACATACAAATACGATTCATCCACATACATGTCGCCCTGCAGGCCCTCAGTACCATTCACTCCGCCCTCAAGCGTATCCTTACCCCACGTTCCATTAGCGCAGGTAGTGGTAGTGGCTATGGCATTGGCTGCAGCGCCCTTCACAGCCGCAGTCACTACGATCGCGGTTCCAGTGCCTTCTGCAGCGCTCACCTCACTAAGCTCATCAGCAGCAATGGCGGCCAACAGCGCCGCGACAGCGTCTGCCGCAGTCGCCCCACCAGATACGTCCACAGCTATATGCCCCTCGGTTACGTCGGAGTTCGTGTCGAACTCATAGGTGCTATCTCCAATGACAACAAGTTCGCCGTCAGCAACAGCATCAGTGAACGTCAGGGTTCCGCTAGCCGCAGCCGCATTAACCGGAGTGCCCTTGCTCACGTTGAATGCCGCACCTTCCAGCAGCGTGATCGCTCCACCTGCCTTGACAATTATCTCCCCACCTGACTCGACAACCAGTTCCCGGGCGCCCTCAGGTCGGTGCACCAAACACTCCATAATGTTTTACCCCCTTAACACTAAGGGGCCGCTATGCTGCGGCCCCGTCAGTGGTTTTCGCTAGCTCGGTATCACAACATCCTTCAGGACTCGTATCGCATTGGTATCCCACGGCTGACCATCTATGCGTTCAATGCCGCGAATGTATGTGCTGTCCGTAAGGAACCCGGCCTCCGCAGATGTGGCGAGTTCAAACGGCTTCCGCACGAACATGCGATAGCCCTTCTTGAAATCGCCGAACAGGATGTGCGTCTTGCCGGTCTTGGTCTCGATCTCATCCCAGATCTCTACAGGGCGCCCAAGCAGCCGATACTCGAAGTCGTTCTTCGGGTCCTCGTGAAGGATGGATCGGCCTTCGCCATCCACGATGTCCTGCAGTACGAGGAATGCATCGGTGTTCATGATCCACTTCGATGTCTTCCAATAACCCTTACCGATCTTGAGAGCGAACTTCCGCAAAGCGGAAATCGTGATATCCGCTCCGGCAGCCTCGGTGGTGTAATCCGAGCTCTTGAGTATCCCCAAGGGGTCAGATATGCCGGAACCGTAGAATACCTGGTAGTTCTCGGTATTGCGTGCAAGGTCAGCGAACCACTCGCGCACTTCCTCCAGGATGTCGAAGACCGGATCCTCGATCATCTCGCGGCTGACTGGCATGTAGTCGCCGTATTTGTGCAGTGAGTATTTGATGGACCCATACTGAGGAGATGCAGTTTTCTGAATCTCACCATACTCATCAAGGTTGTTGAGTCTGCCAGCCTCCGTGATCCGCTTGGGAGCGGTGCCTGTGGGCAGTGATACCGGTGTCACCCGCACCAGCTGTCGCACAGAGTTGACGGCCTCAATGCTCTTAACGATCTCTGCCATGTAGTTATCCGGAATGAGCACGCCACCATCCCCAGGGTCGCCAGTATTCAGATCCCGGACCTCATGGCCGCGCTTCAGCTCCCGAATCTCTTCAGGAGTAGCCCTGAACCGGAGGTAACGCTCAAGCAGCTCCATCCTCCGCTCGTCTGTTATGGGTTGTGCCGGAGCAGGTGGCGCCAGAGGCATACCCTCTCGCTCCTCCTCCTCGCGCTCCTCTTCCTCGGTTACCTGCATGATGCTGAACTTGCGCTGCAGGTCACGCACCTCATTGGTCTTGGATTCGGCCTCATCAAGCTTACCCTCATTGAGGAGCTTACGGGCCTCGGCCTTACCCGCCTCTATGGCCCGGGCGAGCTCTCTCAGTTCCTTCGTCACTACAAACACCATCCTTCAGCAAATAAATAAGAGCCGCCTAATTAAGCCGCTCTTTCATTGGGTTTTCGCTTTTGATCTAGAGTAGGTCTAACTCGATCGCCAACCGCCGACGACGCTCTTCATCAATATCCGGCACCGGCTCATCCGGCGGCTCCTCATCCTCGGCCCTCTCAGCCGCCTTCAGGCGCGCCTGATACAACTCAAAACTTCGCTTCGCCGCAACTACACTGTCTGTTTGCGGATACGCCGGGAATGTTACTGGTGACACATCATAGAGCCGTTTGAATTTTTTGATAGTGCGCAGCCACAACTCCTGCTCTTCGTCATATTCCCACTCGTCCCCATCGTCCTCCGTGTCCACCTGGAATGAAAACGAGCTCTGCGTAACGTCCCCACGCTCCATAACCACAATCAGATCGTTTGCCCACGTTGTAGCCGGCGGATGAATAGTATATCGCAACCCAAGCTCGTCCTCTGATATGGATAGCGTCCCGCTGGTTGTGCGGCCCAACACCAGATTGGAATCATGGTTGAATAGGCCCCGCACATCATCATTCAGCACCGACGCAAACGCGCCAGGTAGAATGCGCTCCTTGAACCGCATCCAGTATCCCAGCACCTCGCTCCACATATTGAACCTTGCTGCATAGCCCACTATACGTTTCGACCCATCTTCTGCAGCCCGCACCTCAACGGGTTGGGCGAATGTACGCACTTCACGGGCATAGGCTAACTCCTGCTGAATTTTCTCGATGTTGTCGCTAATCGTCTCCACCACCCTTCTTGTATGCCGCACCTGCATTCTGAATCGGCACCATATTGCCGTTAACCAGGAGCATATCCCCGCCATCCACAGGCGGCAGCTCCTCCCAATCCCTGACCTCATTGGGCCGGAGAAACCCGCCCTGAATACCTGTGCGATAGGCATCATAACGAGTTTTGATATCAGCCCTGGTAAGTGCGTCCACTTGGAACTTGCAGTAGTAGCCCGCGTCCAGCTCGCTCGGTAGGAACAGCTTGTAGCTTAGTTCTTGTTCGTAGATTGTTAATACCGCCATCATTGTGTCGATGTAGAACTGCCGTTGCTGTTCTGACAGGCTAGCGTAACTAGACTTCTCAAGCTCGTTCAGCTGGTGCAGCTTCACTCCGAACGCAGATGCAATCTGTTTGATGGTGAGCTGTGTGTTCTCCAAGAACTGTGCATCCACCAAGCTCAGAGCAATGGGCTCGAACTTGTAGCCATATGGCATCAAGCTGATTCTGTGCGCATTCGTCAACCCGCTGGACATCCGCTCGAATTTCGACCGAAATACCTCTTCTGCATCCGGGCTCAGATCGCCAACATAATGCACAATGCCCCGAGACTGCAGCCCCTGTTTGAAGAACTTGTTGATGTATTCCGCACTCTGAGCTGCATTCTCGATTGTTGTTCTGAGGTATTCCAGCGGCGGTATTCCGACTAGACCATCCACAGTCAAACCCTTCACATGCAAGATCTCATCCGGATGCAGCTTGAATTCCTTGCCATCGGCTTCAACAACGTACCAAATATGGTTCTGGCTACTGTAGATACCCTGCTTGTCAATCCAAACTGTGACCTTGTCGGCATCCATCGGCCACAAACCCCGCACCTGACCTCTCTTACTGCCGCTCTTGTAATACTCGATGCTGCAATAAGCATTGCCATATAGATTGCGCTGCACTTCTAAGCACCGCAGCCAGTCCGACGTGCTCATATAAGGGTTAGGTCTGAGCTTCAGCAGACTGTACAAGTAGTGCTCTGTGGCTTTGTGGGTCCCGTCGGAGTCCTGGTAAACCTTCAACGGCAATTTGGCTACGGCCTCGCTTAAGATGCGGATACATGCGAAGACTGTCGCTTCCCGAAGCGCCCCCGGCCCGCGCACATTGACTATGTCAGGATCGATGCCCAGAAACTCCAACCACTCTGCCTTGGGGGCGTCTAGGCCGATCCTCCGTTCGCGCCGAAACAACATCAGTTATCACCTGCCTCTACTGCCCGGGGGGTGCCGCGCAAACCATACGCCCAAGCCGAACAACACTGTTCCCGTCGCATACCACCCGGCCAAACGCGACCATGAAAATGTGGCCCCAACCACAACGGCAAGGCCACTCAGAATCAGCACATCTTCAACATGCAGCATCCACCACATCACAAACGGTTTCCATGCTTGTTTGATTCGGTTCAGGCCATCACCCCCAAAGTCTGGTCAGAAACTCCGGCGTCGCGTATTGGTTCGGGTCCAAGGGCGGCGCTATGTGTTCGTGTAACATAGCCCGTACATGAGCATTAATCAGTGCCGCCGCCGGATCTATGCGTTGTATCGCCTTGCCCTTGTCCAGCTGGATGTTGCCGTTGTGATCCACACGCGTTACTGCGTTTCCCATGGCCCATGACAGGACCGGTGAGCCATCATGCAGCAGTTTACCGGATAAAACGAGCTCCCGTAGATGTTTAGTTGGTTCGCCCAACGTCCGGACGCCCTGGCGAATCTCCACCATGACATAACCTTTCTCTGTCATGCCGCCAGCCCATTGTGTTGCGTTGTAGGGGTCGTAGCAAATCTCGCGTATGATCAGCCCAAGCTCCTCGGCTCTGCGCTCGATATAGCTGGTGATGAAATCGTAGTCCACCACAGCTCCCGGCGTTGGAGTTAACCATCCCTGCTGGGCCCATAGCTCATACGGCACTTTGTCTTGTTTGGCCCGAGAGTGTAGCGTTTCTTCCGGCATGAATGAATGTGACAGAGCCAAATATCGTCCGTCGTCCAGCGGCACCATGAATCCTACCGAAGTAAGGTCAATCCTGGCCGACAAGTCCACACCGATGTAGCATTCACGACCCTGCAAGTCGGGTAGTGTCTCTATCGCACACGAATGCCACTTGTCCATCGGCATGTAGCCGGCTGCACGTTGGTCAATCCACATATTCATGTTCTTAGTTAAGAACGCCCTCATTTTCTCTGGCGCGTCCAGTGCTTCCTGCAGCGACTGGCGCAGGTAGTCACGTCCTTCCGGATAGCTGCACAAGATTGGGTTTGCCTTCGCCCAAACCGCCTCATCACGGATATTGTCATCTGGATCCAGCTCATTGATCATCACGAAATATTCATCGGCTTCGACATCGCTGTTCGGATCCAAAATCTGACTCACATATTGGTACTCGATTCGATAGCACGGATAACTCAGCTCGTAGCCAGCAGTCGTGACCGTCCCCAGCAACGGCTCAGGTCTGGCGCCCATGCCCGTCCACAACACATCATAGATGTCAGGCGTGTCATGAGCATGGTACTCCTCCACGATACCGCACTGCGGATTCAGCCCGTCACCCGTCTTGCGATCCTCTTTCGAGAGCGGCAGCATCACCGCGCCGGTCCCCTTAGCTTCAATCCGCCCATATGCAACCCTGTAGGCGTCCTTAAGCTCAGGGCACCCATCTAACATGTGACGCGTTTCGTTCCAGACAATTTTAGCCTGATCACGTTTGGTGGCCGCGCAATATACCTCAGCCGCGCCGGCCCCCATCGCGAATAGCTCATAGCTACCCACGCAAGCCAGACTTTGCGATTTCGCGTTTTTACGCCCCACCTGCCAATAGAACTTCCGAAACCGACGGTAGCCAGTATCGCGATGACGCCAGCCGTAAAGGTTACCGAACACGAACATCTGAATCGGCGCCGGTTCAATACGCTGCCCTGCGAGCACTCCTTTGCGATGCCTGAATAACCGCATCCAAGAGAGGAAGCGTAGCGCCGCAGCTTCATCAAACACATACGGAAAGTCGTCTGAGTCCTCACGTTCGAGGTCCCGCAGAAACCGTTGGCAGGCCCACCTGTGTTTCTGGCACGCGACAATCTCGCCGTCTATTACGGCCTGGCTGTATGAGACTAGCTCCTCGCGGAGCGGATAATCTAGCGGGTATGGCCTATAATCGCTCACCGAGCATCACGCCTCAGGGGGATGATATCGCCATACATCTGCTCGAATGCGGAAGGTTCCTGCGGCGGTTCCTTCGGCAAGGCCAGCTTCGCTAACGCCGAGGGAGTCAATCCGAACTCTACTCCAAACATCCGCAACTGATCGCCCAGCTGTTTCCGCTGTGAAAGAAGAGGATTAGGAATCTCGTTCTTCGCGCCGGCCTTGTTGGTATAGAACACCGTCAAGCCTTGGCGGCGAATAGCCTCATCCACTTCGCGGTATGCGACTAACGTGTTGGCAAACACTGCCAACAGATCGGAGTGCAGATCGCACACGACATCAAGCCGCTGCAACATCTTGGCGAGGCGCCTGAACTCCTTCTTCGCCTCGGGCGACAACCACGAAGGACACCGCAGTTTCTTCGCCCCGGCTCGGAGACGCGCTTCTGCCGTTTCTCGCGCCGCGCGTTCCGAGTTACTCATCTTCTTCTTGTTCACCGCAATTGGCACAGTTTTGGCCATCCCCTCACCTCCTGTTACCCCCTCGATGCCGCCGAGGGGGGTTTGTCCACGCTGAGT